ATCGCCCGACGCCGCGATGCTCGACTCTGCGTTCGCGAGGTAGTTGTCGGCCTGGCCGGCCAGGTAGTCGGCGGACTCGCGCAGCCCTTCGGCTGCGCCGCCCGCGCCCGGGATCCAGTCGGCCGCGTCGGCGAGCCCGCCGAGGGCCATCGACAGCACGTCAGACAGGAATCCGCCGATCGTGTTCCCGACAAACTCGAAGAACTTGAACGCCCCGTAGAAGCCCTGGGCGACCCGGTTGCCGAAATCCATGACCGAGCCCCACTGCTCGCCCACGCTGGACAGGTACTCGAAGACGCTGCCGAAGTTGGCGATGAGGTAGTCCCCGATCCCGGCCAGGAACCGCGCTCCCTGGAGGATGCCGTCCCCGATTCGCTGGCCGATGGTCGCGCCGCCGATGTCGCCGACCATGTTCGTAAACGTGTCCGCGATCGCCTTGATCGCCGGCGCGAGGTAGGCCGTGACCTGCTGGATCACCCCCTGGACAGCCTTCGACGCGAGGGTGAAGGCGTCGTTCATCGCCTCCACGTCCTGGCCCTGGGCGGTCGTGAGGGCCAGCCCGAGCCGCTCGGCCTGCCGCGCCGCCTCGGCGATCCCCTCGGCGCCGCCGGCGAACATCGGGAGCAGCTCGGCCCCGGCTTTGCCGAAGAGCGCGGTCGCGGCGGCGGCCCGCTGGGCCTCGGTCGGCAGTGCCGCGATCGCGGCCGTGATCGCCTGGAACCGCTCGGCGGCCGACATGCCGGCGAGCTCGTCCATCGACAGACCGAGCGTGGCGAAAGCCGCCTGGGCCGTCTTGGAGCCTTTCTGGGCCCGCACGAAGGCGATGTCGGCCCGAGTAGCCGCCTTCGCGATCGTGTCCATGCCGACGCCTGCCAGGTCTCCGGCGAGGGCCAGGCCGGCGAACTCGCCGTAGGTCATCCCGACGCGGGCCGCGAGCTTGGACTGCTGGTCGATCACCTCCGCCTGGGCCTGGCCCATCTGGACCAGCGAGCGGACGTAGTGGCCAGCCGTGCTCGCGATCGAGCCGAAGAGCTGGGCCCCCTGGATCGCGACGAGAGCGTTCATGCCGCTCCGCAGCGACGAGGTCGCCCCCTCCATCCGCCGCATCGCGGCGGCGGCCTGGTTCACTCCGACGACGAGCCCCGACGAGTTGGCCGTGAAGACCGCCGAGACTTTGCCGATGACCGACATTTTTTGTCCTTCCGTGTGAGCCCTGGCAGGCTCGCCAGCCTTTCGGCCAGCTGCTCGTCCGTGAGCGGTATCTTCGAGCGGTACTCGTCACCCGGGCGGTAGGTGAGCAGGAACCGCTCCTCGTCGTGCTTGTCGAAACGGCCAACCAATGCCGACCGGATGATGCTGGTCATCCTGCCGGCCACGAGCCAGGGCTGTCCCCATGGCTCGAGCAGGTAGAAGGCCATCCACGTCCGAAGTTGTCTCCTAGTGATTTTTCGCTTCAGCTTTTGGACGTCCCATTCCCCAACCTCGAGGGCGAGCCGCATGGTGAAGAGTTCCCACGGGTTCGCCCTTAGCCTTTTTTTTCCTCCTCCAGATCGTCCTCGCTGGGCTCGTTCACGAGCGGCAGGCAAAACTTGGCGATCTCGTCGATCGCCTTCGGGTTCGAGTCCGCGAGCTGCTGGAGGCCCTCGTCCGTCTGCGGGACGGTGCGCTCGCCCGCCTCGTCGCAGAGCAGGAGCTGCACGAGCTTCGCCGCCATCGGCTTCCCGCCGCCCTGGTGGTTGCGGCACCACATCCGCCACTCGTCCACGTCGGCGCTCGACGGATCGCGGACGAGAACCTTCTTCCCGCCGAGGGCCTTGACCTCGTATTCGAGCGGCCCCTTCCGGGCCGCCAGGTCGATTAGCTCGTCGAAGGAGAGCGTCACTCCAGGGCTCCTGTCATTTGGAAGGTGGCCGAACCGGTCGACCACTGGTTCGGGCGGCCGGAGTGACTGAACGAGACCAGGATGGCCTCGCCGGTCAGCACGGCCCCAGGAGTATCAAACAGGATCTCGGCCTTGAGTCCAGCGTCCTCGGCCGCGTAAGACGGCGGCCCCCAGAAGGTGATCGTCAGGGTCGGCGGCTCGATCGCCGTGACGTCGTATTGCTTGATGATGCGAGAGTTTTCGCCGGAGCCGACCACCTGGCTGTCGATGGCCGTCCGCTCGACGACCTGGGCCGCCTTGCTCTCCCAATCGTAGCCGGTCAGGTAGCCGATCTGGACGCCGCCGAAGGAGACGAACGTCCCCTGAGAAGTGAACAGGCCCGGCATGACGACCTCCGGGTCAGGAGCCGGACTGTTCGTCCGCGATCAGCTCCTCGAACGTCGCGGTCCCCTCGACGTACTGGTTGGTGCGACGGCTGATGCCGGCCTGCGTCACGCGGTAGGTGCCGGTGCCGTCGGCCGTGTCGAGCTCGCCCTCGTCGCCCTCCTCGATCTCGGCCCCGCCGGACTCGACCCGGTAGGTGATCGTGAACTTCCGGGGGTCGCGCTTGGGCTTGAGCGGTGCAAGCAGCATGACCATATCGTCGCCGTGGGCAAGGTCGAGCGTGGACATGTCGACACGCTCACGGCTGGGGGCGGAAGCCTCCTTGGAGATGTCGACGCACTTGTACGTCCCGCCGTTGAACTCGAACGTGGTGCCGTGGGAAGTCTCGAACGACATCGGTCACTCCTCGTAGCGGATTTCGACGGTCATCTCGACCGTGTAGGTGGGCTGCTCGCGCCCTTCCAGGTAGCCGGCCTCGCCGTCGCGCTCGTCCAGAACCTGGCACTCGTGGATTGTCTCGCCGTGCTCCGACCCGCTGAACCTGTGGATGGCGGCCTGGATCTGCCCCGCGATCTCCCAGGCTGCGACGTAGCTGTCGGCGTAGACCATGAGCTCGAACCGGGCCACCGGGGGCAGGGCGTTCGACCCGGGCGAATAGTCGAGGGTGTCCTCGAGCAGGGCCTCGCGGACGGTCTGCTCCCGCTGGTAGATCACATAGGGCGGGTCGCCCTGGCCTGTCATCTCGACGGGCCAGGCGTAGACCGTTCCGGTGGCCGCCTCGATCGCGGCCTTCAGCCAGTTGTGAGGGGCACCCATCAGCCGGGCCTCCAGCCGCCACCCTTTTCGTACACCCGGGTCGGGTTCATCCCCTTCTCCAATTCCCGGGCCGCCTTCTCGAGGGCCTTCCGCATTTCCTGGGCGAGCTTCTTGGCGGCCGGGCCGCCGTACTGCCGCTTAAACTTCTCGATGATGTTCCGCGGCTTGATGTTGGTCGTGCCGAACTCCAGCCAGAGGGCCTTCCGGCTCTCGAACCCGGCCCTGTAGCCGACGACGCCGAAGACCACGCCGTCCTTGTTGCGGCCGAGATACTTCGATTTGGTCGTGACGGCACGACGAAGGGCGCCGCCGCGGACCTTCATCTTTTTCCCGCTGCCGGCCACGAACCGGCCGCGCTCGTTGCGCTTGAGGGCCGCCCGGGTGTTCCGCGTTTTGCCCTTGGGCGTGAGCTTGCGAAGGATCGGCACTCCCTCCTTGAGGGCCCGCTTCATGGCGGCCTGTAGGTGCTTCTTCGCGATGTGCCGCGGCAGCTCGGCGTAGCGCCGCATGAGCGCCCCGATCTGACCGCCCATTCCGCCCCAGCCCAGCGAGATCATGCGGCCTGCTCCTCGACGGTGAGCTCGAGCTCCTCGCGGCGGCCGCGCTCGATCACGCCGGCGATCATCAGGATCCGGTCGTCCCGCGACACCCAGCGGAGCCTCATGTTGCTCGCCACGCCGGCGACGTACCGGATGCGGACGGTGGCCTGGAGGCTCGCGCCGATCTGGCCGCGGCGGGCCTGCTCCGAGAACGAGACCGGCTCGTAGGAGCCGTAGACCTTCCGGATCGGATCCCAGGTCGTGACGTTCTCGCCCGCGGCGTTCCGGGTCGAGACCGGCTGCTGGATCTCGTAGACCTCGGTCAGGATGCCGGACGGGATCATCACCAGCCTCCGTTCCACGAGCTCGCCGCGAGCAGCGTCTCGAAGGCCTGCGGCAGCTCGGCGGCCGAATCCGTGGCCAGGACGCCGCGGTTGTTGAACTGGTGGTCCACGAACGCGAGGATCGCCGAGCGGAGCATCGGGCAGACCTGGCCGTCCGGCTCGACACCGCCCCAGTACTCGACGACGACCTTCTTGCCGATGCCCTTCGACAGCGTCACCTCGCCGGGCACCGCATCGAGGTCGAGCTCGTAGTCCGCCTCCTCGAGCTCCACGTCGTCGGCCGTGATCGTGAGCTCGTACCCGCTGGCCACGAGCAGGGGCGGCGCCGGCAGCCGCAGCACCTCCGGAGCGTCCTTCCAGGTCGCCCGGTACTGGGTGGCGACGAACGTCATGCCCAGCCGCTTTTCGATCAGCCGCCGGGCGGCCGCGACCTTGTCCATCAGGAACCGGTCGTGCTCCGTCTGGTCGGCCATCAGGCCGATCTGATGCTTGACGTCCGAGAGGCTCACGGGCTCGACCACGGGCCACTCGAGCACCCGAAAGGTGTCCGGCTGATGCTTCACGACCCGGCCTCCTGAACCACGGTGGACGCGATCTGCGGCGACAGGACGACCCGGTAGCCGACCGACCCCGTCAGGATCACGCTCACGATGTCGTCTTCTTCGCCGCTCCCGGACCCTGAGTCCAGGACGCCGGCCTCGATCGACCACTGCCTCGTCCCATACTCGGCGAGCTCGTCCGGGTCGACCGTCACGACGACCTCCACCGGATCGCCGCTGCCGCCCGTCTCCTGGATGTCCAGGTCGAGCACGGTCCCGCGGGAGGTGGCCGTCGCGTAGAGCTCGCCGTCCGGCAGCGGCTCGTCCTCGGCGAAGGTGATCGTGATCTCGCGCGGCTGCGAGCCGGTCTGGAGCGCCAGATAGACGGCCGAGGCGCCGCGGAGGACCACCCTACCGGGCATGCCGCACCTCGCAGGCCGGGCCGGCCACGGCCCTCTCGGCGGCCTGGAAAGCCGGCATATCGCCCTGGGCGGCCTCGACCGCCACGCCGGACGCCAGGAGCTGCAAGGCCATCCTGGGCGTCAGGTGCTGGATCGTGCCGACGGCCAGGCCGCGGTATTCCCGGACGAGGCGGACCGCCTGGAGCGGGACGGGCTGGCTCTCCACTGGCGGCCTCCGGATATCCC